TTAGAAGAATGATAACTTTTGCTGACTTAATTCAAATTACTCATTTAAAATTACAACAAGTCATTGCCAGGGTAGTTCCAGATGGAGTTTTCATTGATGCTGATGGCTTGAACGAAGTCGACTTAGGAACTGGTAATACTTATAATCCAGAAGACGCTTTAAGAATGTTTTTTCAAACAGGTTCTGTTATTGGTAGGTCTTTTACACAAGACGGAGACTTTAATAATGCTAGAGTTCCGATTACTCAACTAAATAATAATTCTGGACAAGCAAAAATACAAAGTTTGGTTGGCACATATAATCATTATATGCAAATGCTAAGAGATGTTACAGGTCTTAATGAAGCAAGAGACGGATCAACTCCAGATTCTTATTCTTTAGTTGGGTTGCAAAAATTAGCAGCTTTGAGTAGCAATACAGCAACAAGGCACATCTTAGATGCTGGATTAGTAATGAGTGAAAGATTGTGTACTGCACTTTCAAGCAGAATTGCTGATTTGCTAGAGTTTTCTGATTTTAGAGAAGAGTTTGTAAATCAAGTAGGAAAGTTTAATGTTGCTATATTAACGGAGATATCTCAATTATATTTAAGTGATTTTGGAATATTTATAGAGGTAGCACCAGATGAAGAGCAAGAAAAACTGTTAGAGCAAAATATTCAGATGGCGTTGTCTAAAGAAGATATTAGTCTTGAGGATGCAATTGATATAAGAGAAATCAGAAACATCAAGTTAGCCAATCAAATGTTAAAGGTTAGAAGAAAAGCTAAAGCCGATGAAGAAAGACAGGCTCAAGCTGCAAAAGCTCAACAACAAGCACAAATAAATCAACAATCTCAGCAGATGGCTGCTCAGGCTGCAATGCAAAAAATGCAAATGGAAACAAAAGCAGCCATGGAAATTGAACAGGCTAAAGCTAAATTTAGTGTAGAAAAAATGAAAGGCGAAGCAGCAATTAAATCTGAACTTATGAAATTAGAGTTTCAGTTGCAAATGCAACTTCAAAAAGGACAGCAAGAGGGATTGAAAGATAGAGAATCAGCTAGAGAGCGAGCAAAAGCTGATAGAATAACTCAAGGCAATACTCAACAATCGGAATTGATTCAACAGCGTAAAAACAACTTACCACCTATAAAATTTGAATCAAACGAAGATAGTTTAGATGGCTTTGATTTAGCTGAGTTTGAGCCAAGATAGGCTTAAAAAACATTTATAATTATATATTAACTTTGTAAAAATTAAATAAAATGGAATTAAAATTTAAAGAAGTAAATCCTGTAGAGGAAAAGTCCGTACAGGAAGTAGAGGAAAAACTATTACAAAAGCACGAAGAAGAAAATAAAGAACCTGAAAAGGTTGAAGAAACATCTGCAGAAAAGACAGAAACTGTCGAGGTTGAGAAGCCAGCTGTAGAGCAAGAATCCGAGCCTAGCTCGGAAGTTGAAAGTCCAACTATAAAAGACGAAGACGTTCTTTCATATATTAAAAATAGATATAATAAAGATATATCTTCAGTAGATGATTTATTTACTAAGCAAAAAGAAAATGAACCACTACCAGAAGATGTCTCTAAATATTTGGATTTTAAAAAGAACACAGGAAGAGGTTTTGAAGATTTTGTAAAAGCAAATAGAGATTTTACAAAACTATCTGATGACCAAATCCTGCGTGAGTATTATTCTATGACTGAATCTGATTTAGATGCTGAAGATATTCAGTATTTAATGGACGACAAGTTTTCTTATGATGAGGAGCTTGAAGATCAAAAAGAGATAAAGAAAAAGAATATTGCTAAAAAAAGAGAAATTTCAAAAGCTAAAAAGTATCTCAACGAGCTAAAGGAAACTTACAGCATCCCTCTTGAGTCAAGTGGGGGTTCTATTCCCAAAGAAACTATAGAGGAACTTCAGGCATATAGAAATTATGTTCAACAATCCAAGACCATGCAGGAAGCCAACCAGAAAAAAAATGAATATTTTCTGAAGCAGACTGATAAAGTTTTTCATCCTGAATTCAAAGGTTTTGAGTTCGAAATAGGAGATAAAAAAATATCGTATGCTTATGGTGATGCGAAAGAAATGAGGTCAAAACAATTGAACCTAGAATCGTTTATCAATAATTATGTTGGTGAAGACGGTTTGATTAGTGATGCTGTTGGGTGGCATACTGCACTTAGTGCAGCAATGAACCCACAAAAGTTTGCTCAATATTTTTATGAGCAAGGCAAGGCAGATGCAATTGGTGATGTTACGAAGAAAAGTAAGAACATCAACATGAATGTAAGGCAAACGCCACAAGCCATAGGCGACACAGGTTTTAAAGCTAGACCTATTTCAGATACAAGTGGTAGAGGATTGAAGATCAGAAGTAAGAAAAAGTAAGTTTAAAAAATTAAAAATTATTAGTTATGCCAGTAGATGCAGTACCTGGGTTTGACTTGCAACCAAGTTCAGAACAGGTTTTATTACAGACAAACTACATTACCAACTTCGATTTCTTGAATCAGTATCTGCCTGATACATATGAGAAAGAATTTGAAAGATATGGTAATCGTACAGTTGCGTCATTCTTAAGAATGGTAGGCGCTGAAATGCCTTCTAACTCTGACCTTATTAAATGGGCAGAGCAAGGAAGATTACATACAAAGTATGTAGATGTAGTATCAGGGGCAGCAGCAGCTTCTGCTACAGCCACTTTAACAATTAATGATGTGTTAGTACCTGGTTCAGGTAGTATAGCCATCAGAGTAGGACAAACAATTTTATTATCAGATAGCTCAATCGGATCAACAAACAGCAACAAGGCACTTGTTACTGCAGTTGACACGGCTAATGGTACTATTGATGTTGCCTACTATGAAGCAGCAGGGCAGTCAATGGCTGCAGCTGTTCAATGTTCATTATTTATCTATGGTTCTGAATTTCAAAAAGGAGCTATCGGTATGGAAGGACAGTTAGAGGCTGATGACTTCATCTTTGAAAATTCACCAATCATCATTAAAGATCACTATGCAGTTAGTGGTTCAGATATGGCACAGATTGGATGGATTGAAGTAACAACTGAGAACGGAGCTACAGGATTCTTGTGGTATCTAAAATCAGAGCATGAAACAAGACTAAGATTTGAAGATTACTTAGAAACAGCAATGGTGGAAGCAGTTCCAGCAGAAGGTGGTTCAGGTGTTGCAGCAATTGCAGCAGGAGTAGCTTCAGGTGTTGGTAACAAAGGTTCTGAAGGACTGTTTTATGTGATTGAAGATAGAGGAAATGTTTGGAGTGGTGGTAACCCTACTACTTTAGCAGACTTTGATGCAATTATTCAAAGACTTGACAAGCAAGGTTCTATTGAAGAGAATGTTCTATTTGTAAATAGAGAGTTTGGATTTGACATTGACGATATGTTAGCTGCTCAAAATTCATATGGTAATCCTGGTGGAACATCATATGGTCTTTTTGACAATGACGAGGAAATGGCCCTAAACTTAGGATTCTCTGGATTCCGTAGAGGATATGACTTCTATAAAAGTGACTGGAAGTATCTTAACGATCCAACAATGAGAGGTGATATAGTTGGTGGAGCAATCAATGGTATTTTAGTACCAGCAGGCTCAACTACTGTATACGATCAAGTTCTTGGTAAAAACGCTAAGAGACCTTTCCTTCATGTTAGATATAGAGCTAGTGAGACTGAAGACAGGAGATACAAAACTTGGATTACAGGTTCTGCTGGAGGAGCTGCTACATCGTCATTAGATGCGATGGAAGTTAACTTCTTATCAGAAAGAGCTTTATGTACTCTAGGTGCTAACAACTTCTTCATCTTTACTAACTAAGAAGTAGGATTATAATATCGGGGGTAGATGCCACGCATGTAAAAACCCTGCACTCTACCCCTAGATATTTTTTAAAATATTAAATTAAATCAAATGAAAAAAAGTAAAAAGACATTCGTAGACAAAGTCTACAAATTAACCAAAGACAAAGCTCCTTTGAGCTACACAATACCTTCTCGACATACTAAGAGAAAATCACTATTATATTTTGACGAAAAAACAGGGATTAATAGAGCAATTCGTTATGCTAAAAATCAAAAAAGTATTTTTGAAGAAGAGCAAGATGGAAATGTAATATTAGAACCTATTATTTTTGAAGATGGATTTTTAAGAGTTCCAAAACAAAATCAGATACTTCAAGAGTTTCTTGCTTATCACCCAGCAAACGGAAAAGAGTTTGTTGAAGTAGATAAAGAACAAGATGCTGCATCTGAAGTTGATGTGTTGGATTTGGCGCTTGAAGCTCAAGTTCTTGCTAAAGATTTAGACATTGAAATGCTGGAAACGATAGCAAGAGTAGTTATTGGATTAAATATTGATAAAATGACTTCATCAGAACTAAAAAGAGATGTAAGATTATTTGCCAAAAGATATCCAGGAGAGTTTATGGAATCTATCAACGATCCTTTATTGTCATTACAGAATAAGTGTTCCAAATTCTTTAGCGAAGGACTTTTAGTTTTGAAAAACAAAAAAGATGTTTATTACAATTTAAAAGGTAATAAAAACAAACTACTAACAGTTCCTTATGGTGAAGATCCTTTATTTATTTTAGCATCCTTCTTGCAAAGCGATGAAGGCCTAGAAGTATTAAGGATATTGGAATCAAAATTAGATTAGTCAGGAGGGCCTCAAAAAAAAGAGGCCTTCTTTTTTTTCTTATCTTTGTAGAAAGAAAAATGACGGATGACATCACTAATAAACACAGTCAGAGCTACAGTTCTTTCAGTTGCAAATAAGAATAATTTTGGATATATAACGCCAAATGATTTTAACTTATATGCAAAGCAAGCGCAGTTAGATATATTTGAAGATTATTTTTATCAATATAATGCCTGGAACATAAAGCAAACAGTACGACAATCAGGTACAGGTTATGCTGATATTGTAAAAGGATTAGAAGAAGTAATAGACAGCTTTTCAAGTACAAAAGCTTTAATTTCCAAAGGTTATTCTACTTTTGATTTGCCTGAGGATTATTATTTAATTAATAAAATTAATTTTTATAATACTACGCAAACATCAGGACAGACCACTAACTTTGCTACTGATAAACTACTTGATAACAATGCATTATTTACAGCAACCGTTCAGGTTGGTAATTTAGTAAGTAATTTAGTTACTGGAAAAACAGCTTTTGTTTCTGAAATAGTAAGCGATACTGAACTAACTTTGACTGATGATGTTTTTGAGGCACAAGGTTTACAATACTCAATAGTTAGCACATCTTTCAATACAATAAAAGAAATAGAAAGAGTTTCACAGAATAAAGTATTTTATTTACAAAATACTCCACTTGCAGCTCCGTCAAATACTTATCCAGCTTATGTGCTGGGTGGCGCAAACGAAACAACATATGGAAATACAATTACAGTATATCCAAATGATATAGACACAGCAGGCCAGGTAATTACACAATACATAAGATATCCAAAGAATCCAAACTGGACTTATGCACAACTACCAGGTGGCGAGCCATCTTTTGATGAAAGCGCATCAGATTATCAAGATTTTGAATTGCCTATTTCAGATGAAACAAATTTGATAAATAAAATATTACAATACGCAGGTGTCTCAATAAGAGATGCTTCTGTAGCGCAATTTGGTAAAGCAGAAGAAGTTGAAGCTAATAAACAAGAAGGACAATAATTATGGCATTTTTAAACGATTATCAATATTATGAAAATAACGGAAACCCACCTCAAAATGAGAACTGGGGATCTTACCAGTATATGTCACTTGAAGATATAGTCAATACTTTTATGACAATGTATGTTGGAAACGACAAATTAATAAATAATGTCGAAAGATATAATGTTTTATTTCATGCTAAGAGAGCAATTCAAGAATTAAATTATGATTCTTTAAAAGAAATTAAAATATTAGAATTAGAAGTTGGCGATACATTAAGATATATACTTCCTTCTGATTATGTAAACTGGGTTAGAATATCTATGTATAAAGATGGATGTTTATATCCTTTAACAGAAAACATACAAACAAACTGGGCAAACGCATATTTGCAAGACAATAAAGCAAATATTTTATTTGACCAAAATGGAAATATCCTTACACCCTCCACTTCAACGATTGATATGCAAAGAATACTAGGGGGTAAAAAAAGTATATATTTAAACGATATCAGCCCTTATAACGGACAGGAAGGATATTTTTACAATGGATTGTGGTATTTTGAATATCCTATTGGGGGTAGATATGGTTTGAATACAGAAACAGCCAATCAAAACCCTACTTTTAAAATAAACAAGCAGGGAGGGGTTATAAACTTTAGCTCACACATGGCAAATAGATTGTGTGTATTAGAATATGTTTCTGATGGTATGGAACAGGGAGATACATCACAAATTAGTGTAAATAAATTATTTGAAGAGTTTGTCTATTCGTATATAAAATATGTAATATTAAACAGCAAAGCTGGAGTTCAAGAATTTATTATTAATAGAGCAAGAAAAGAAAAAGCTGCTTTATTAAGAAATGCCAAATTAAGATTAAGTAACATTCACCCTGGTCGATTATTAATGAATCTAAGAGGGCAAGCAAAATGGATAAAATAATATGCCTAAGGTTCAAAAGAATTTCATAAAAGGTCGCATGAACAAAAGTGTTGATGAGCGTCTTGTTCCACAAGGCGAATACATTGATGCATTAAATGTTCGTTTAGGTTCTACAGAGGGAACAGAAATAGGAGCCGTAGAAAACTCAAAAGGAAACGAGCTTTTAGTACAATTAACCTTTTTAGATCAAGCTTTAAGTTCTGAAGCAAAGTGCATAGGTGCATATGAAGACGGTGCAAACGAAACTATTTACTGGTTTGTTCATGATAAAAACAACCCAAACTCATCAACTGGTAAAGTTGATTTATTAGTTTCATACAACACTCGAACATTTGTTTTGTTTTATCACTTAATATCAACCTCCATATTAAATTTTGATGAAGATTATTTAGTAAATGGTATTGATTTGATTGGTGATTTGTTGTTTTTTACTGACAATCTAAATCCTCCCAGAAAAATAAATGTTACAAGAACATATCTTCAACCTGATCCAAACACAACGGTTGACCAAATAACCGAGCAAGATATTGGTGTAATTTTAGCACCACCATTAAATGCACCTGTTATAGAGCAGTTTCAAGTCGGAGGAGGTGAGAATTATATGGAAGAGTTACTCTTAAGCTTTGCGTATAGATGGCAATATGAAGATGGAGAGTATTCTGCTTTATCACCTTTTAGTGAGTATGCATTTACACCAGGTCCTTTTGAAATTGATTTCGCTAACTTCGACAATGAAGGGATGAGAAATATTTTTAATAGTGTAAATATAACTTTTAATACTGGTGGAAGAAATGTAAAAGATTTGGATGTGCTTTTTAAATTTAGCACAAGCCAAAGTGTAAATGTTATTGAAAGGTTTAATAAAGTAAATGAAGGATGGGGAGATAACACAGAACAAACAATTACTTTTACAAACAAAAAAATATACACTACACTTCCAGAAGAACAGTTGTTAAGATTGTTTGACAATGTTCCCAGAACAGCACAAGCTCAAACTATAATGGGTAATCGCTTGATGTATGGTAACTATATAGACGGTTATGATATTGTTGATGAAAATGGCGCTGATGTTTATTTAGATTATGATTTAAGTTTAGTAACAGAGGAGTTATCAGCAGGAGAAATAGACGCTGTGTTGTCTGACAACACCTATTCTATTAACGGAAACATTACAGTTACAGATGCAAGAGCTACTGTGGATTTTGGAGGTCCTGAAATTGAATTAGTTGAGGGAGCTCAAATCGGTATTGCTTTAGATTATGTGCACGACCAATATAGTGGTGATCCACTTTATGATGATGGTTCAGCTCCTGAAAATGAATTTCAACAAACATTTATATTTAATCTTACACAAGATTATCCAAGTGTTTATGCATTGGCGACTAGTGCAGAGTTTATTCAGGCAGTAAGTGAATTTGTTGCACCAGCAGACTCCGACTGTTTTCCATTTGGTGGAACTGAAATAGGAACTAGCTTAACAGATTTATTTGCTTGCAGTATAGTTCCTAAAACAGGATGGGATAAAAAAGGTTTTGGATTATCTGCAGCCGATCAGGGTT